GACTTAAATCTTCTTGGAGTTCACATCTTGGATACAAAAGAGGAAGCGATAGATAATGACTCTTCAAATGCGTAATTATACGGTAATTAGAGACACAAGAGAAAAACAAGGATATGGATGGATTTTTGACACAGACTTAGAATCTAGAAGAAGTCCAAGGTGTGCTGGTACTATCGAACAAAAATTAGACAACGGAGATTATACAGTACAAGGATATGGTGATATCTTGGCCATAGAAAGAAAAAAAGATTTTTCTGAACTGTGGACCGATTATCAAGATAGAAAAAAGTTTGAAGAAAAAATGCATAGAATGTCTGAGATTAAACATGCGTTTATTATCATAGAGACTAGTTTAACAACCGATCATTTTAATTTATCTCCCCCTCAGTTTAAAAAACCAGTACCGGGAAAAGCATTGATTAATTGGGTAATGTCCCTTGGTATAAAATATAATATAAAGATATTGATGACTGGCCAGTGTGGTCACGCAATTTGTAAGAGTATTTTTTGTGAAGTTGTGAGAAATGAAAAGTCCAGATGGGTCAACAAATAAAATTAGTCAAAGTATTCTTGATCTAATATCTCCAGATGAAGAAGAGTTTGGGTTTCTATTTCCAAATAGAATCAAATTACCGGAGATCAAGAAACACATTTTTTCTGATGTCAAATCTATTGAGACATCTTTAGATCAATTTATTATCTCTAAGATGATGGATACTGATTATATTGGATGGGCCGCTAAGGTTTTATTGGGAATAGATCTATTTCCTATACAGATAGCAACAATACAACTTTTATGGAAAACAACCTTTCCCATGTTGATTGGTTCTCGCGGTGGTAGTAAAACTTTTATGCTTGCTGTTTATGTAATATTAAGAGCAATTTTAGATCAAGGATGTAAGATAGTAATAGTTGGTGCTGGACTAAGACAGGCTAGATTGGTCTTTAATTACATAGACACTATCTGGCATAATTCTCCAATGTTGCAAAACATTGTTGGTGGTGGAAAACAGGCTGGACCAAAACAGGGTGTTGATAGTTGTCGATTTAAGGTCGGGCAATCAATGATTCAGGCTATTCCTCTAGGAGATGGAAGTAAGATTAGAGGTTTGCGAGCAAATGTTATTATAGCAGATGAATTTGCTTCTATTCCAGAACAAATATTTGATGTTGTTGTTAGGGGATTTGCTGCTGTAACTAAGACACCTGTTGCTTCAGCTAAAAGAATAGCAATGATTAAAAAGCTGAAAAAACTCAATATTCCACAAGATATTATTAGTAAGTTATATAAGGATAAAACGGATAACAACCAAATAGTTTATTCTGGTACTGCTTCGTATGAGTTTAATCATTTTTATAAAAGATATAAAATGTGGAAGGAGATTATAGACACTGGAGATAATATGGATGCGATTGCAGAAATATTTGGTGGATATAATATGGTTCCAAAAGGATTTGATGCCAAAGACTATGCTGTTATCAGAATTCCACACACAGCTTTGCCAGATGGACTACTGGATCAAAAACAACTAGCCCATGCAAAGGCATTTCTTCCAAACAATATATATCTAATGGAATACGGGGGTGTGTTTGTAAAAGATTCTGATGGGTTTTTTCCAAGAACACTCGTCGAAGGATGTACCGTTGGTCCAGGGAGACCTATAGCCACTCCAGACGGGGAAGTTGTTTTTACCCCATCTATGATTGGGACTGGCGGGAAAAAATATGTAATGGGTATTGATCCAGCAGCAGAGGTTAACAATCTAACAGTAACCATATTAGAAATGTGGCCCAATCACGCAAGGGTTGTATATTGCTGGTCTATCATCAAAAAAGAATTCAAAAAAAGAAAAGACGCTGGCCATATTAAAGGGATGGATTATTATGAGTATTGTTGTTTCAAAATTAGATCTCTTGTTAAAGACTTTGCTGTTGAAAGAATAGAAATGGATAGTCAAGGCGGCGGGTATAACATAGCAGAAATGCTTAGGAATAAAAAATTATTAAACAAAGAGCAAAAAGACTTTCCAATTTATGAAATTATAGAGCTAGACAAAGAAAAGGACACAGATGGGCAAAAGGATGGAAGACATATACTACATCTTGTTCAGCAAAGTACGGAATTCAACTCTGAGGCTAACTTATATCTACACAAGAGCCTTGAGACAAAAAGACTATTATTTCCCGCCTTTGATACTGTTAAAATGCAGGGTGCTTTAATTGTAGAAAAACATAATGACCTTCTTTTTGATACATATGAAGAAAATGTTAACAATATAGAGGAATTAAAAAACGAACTATGTACCATCAAAAGACAAGAGACACCAACTGGAAAAGAAAAGTTTGATACGCCGTCAGTTATAGATCCTAGTCTGGTTGACGAAAAAGGTAAAAAAGGTAAACTACAAAAAGATAGGTATATTGGGCTTTTGTTGTCTCATAAATATTTTTATGAGAACTTTTTAAAAGCTGATATCCCGACTATTGATTATGACGATGTTGCTGGAAATATTGAAAAAGTTAAGACACAGGGTAAAGAAAAGGATTTTTACAAAGGAATAGGAATATCAAGAATGAGACACGGAGGGGATTATTATGATTCTTTGGGTGGGGCAAAAAATGGAAACAAATTATAGAAATTATGTGTATAACAATATGTCCAACTGTTAGTTCAACTGTTTGTGGGTAAAAAAATGGCAAAAAAGAAAAAAACATCAAAAAAAGTAAAAACACAATCGTCTGGAGATCCCCTATATACAAAATTAACCCTGGGGAATATAAAACAACACGCCTTGCCAGATGAGAACTCTATTGTTACCTCTTCTAGTGCGGGCAATAACTTTACAATTGCTGAAAACGTAAAATTAAAATCTGGTTTTAACAGAAGAGACAAAGAATTAAAAAGCCCTGGAACTGCATTGCCCACTTCTCATCAAGAAATCATCTTAATGACACATGCGATATATAGAAAAATTGGACTAATAAGAAATATTATAGATCTAATGTCCGACTTTGCATCAGAAGGGCTAACAATTCGACATCCAATCAAAAAACAACAAAGATTTTATGAAGCATGGGCCAAGAAGGTTGATCTTCAAGGTAGGTCTCACGACTTCATGAAACTGCTATTAAGAGATGCAAATGTTATAGTCAGAAGAAAAGATGGGATTTTAACAGACAAAATAATTAAAATGATGACAAAGGGGTCAACAAATCTTGAAAACCTACTTGTTCAAAATGTTGAAGAGAAACCAGAAAAAATTGATGTTAAAAAAACAAAAACAAAGAAAAAGGTTATTCCATGGAGGTATATCTTTTTATCTCCGACAATGATTGAAAAAACCGGAGGCGAAGTAGGAAAGTTTTTTAATGGTAACGCCATTGCAATGAAAATACCAAAAGAACTAATTAGATCAATAAGAAACCCAAAAACAGATTCAGAAAAAGCTTTGAAAAATAGGTTGCCAGCAGAAGTTATTTCAGCCATTAATAAAACAAAAGGTACTTCTGTCTTAGTCGAGCTAGATCCAGACAAAGTATATGTCGATTATTATAAAAAGGACGATTGGGAAGATTGGGGAACGCCATTTTTATATGGAATTTTTGATGATATTGTCCTGAAAGAAAAAATGAAACTGGCAGATATGTCTGCTTTAGACGGAGTTATTAATACAATTAGATTGTGGAAACTAGGAGATCACAAAGAACAAATTCTTCCAAATCCAAATGCGGTTAATAAACTTTTAGATATTTTACAGCACAATCAAGGTGGTGGTGTTCTAGATTTAGTCTGGGATTCTATGATAGATATGGAAGTTGAATACCCACCCATAGGAGACATTCTCGGAGATGAAAAATATAGGTCTGTTAACAGCGACATAATCCAGGGACTAGGTATTCCCAATGCGCTTTTGGGCGGGGTGGATTTAGCAACAAGAAATGCCGAAACTGCTTTTGTTCAACTCAAAACTTTAATAGAAAGATTAGAATACATAAGACATAGATGTTTAGTGTGGCTAGAGGGAGAAATCAAACTAGTATCAGAAGCAATGGGTTTTAAAAAGTTGCCATTTATTAGATTTGGAACAATGTCCTTGAGGGATGAAGCAGTAGAAAAACAATTGATGATTCAATTAGTGGACAGAGGAATTATTTCAGTAGAGGCCGTACACGAAGTCTTTGGAACTAACTTCACTATAGAACTAGAGAGAATGAGAGAAGAACAGGGTGTTCGTGACTCTGAGCCAAAGATATTGGAAAAAGGAAATCCATATTATCGCCCAATCAGCGTTATGGAGCTTCAAAACACACTTCAAATAGAACTACAAAATGCAAAACTAAGTGGTCAAACTGGAGATAATCCAAATGGAGACCAGCCAGCAGACGAAGGGGATAATGATTCGGGCAGACCACCAAACACCAAAGATACAGAGAAGAGAGACGATAAAAGACAGCCAGTTTTGTCTAACGTCCAAGAAAAGGTCTTGTCTGTGTATAAAGCCATAGCGGAACAACACATGAAACAAATAGACAACATTATTGATCCACTATATGTAAAAAAGAATAAGGTTAAAAATACTAGGTTTTTAACAAAAACACAAGCAAAAGAATTAGAAAAAATAAAAAGGGGCATCCTATCCACTATAAACTTAAAGGATAATTCTATAGACATAACACAAGAGGAAATAGCTAAAAGAACAGATAGCTCTGACAGATATGTTGATAGAATGACAAGCTTTGAGAATATTTTTAATAAAACAGTGACTCACTATAAAGACGTAACGAAACAAAACCCAAAACTAAATGATAGAAAATCTCTGGTATCGTCAACCTGGGCAATGCTCGTATTGGCGATAGAAGACCAAAGATAATTCTTGTCATGCAAAAAAGGAGAAACAGATGGCATCTATAGTAATTTCATTAGACACGGAAACCAGAGAATCGATACTTACTGTCAACGGAGAGTTGGTTTCTACCGAAGGTTTGTGGTTTTCAAAGGGGTTTGATTTTGAAGGAGAGCCTTTTTTAAGATTTAGCTATGTGGTTCAAACGAAAAATGAAAACGGGCTTGCTGAAAGTAGGGAATTTTTCTTGAAAAACCCATCAGATGATGTTCTAGCAAAGGTTTTAGAGAATGGATTGTGTTGTCGTAAGACAGAAGATTTAACCCAGGCACAGAGAGATGTTGTTAAATTTATGGATAAAAAGAATTAATTATTTATGAATAGTCATTTATTGATCAATATAGCTGTTTTTTTTGTGTATAATTAATTACGGATTTAACACTTGTCTTTGATTAATCTAAACGGAATATTTATGCAAATTTATAAACAAGAAAAAAGAGATGGATTATCTAGTAAAATTAGTGATCCCAACAATTCTGTAGCAACCATTTTGGTTCCGGTTAAAGAAAAACAAGAAAAAACAGTTGTTGTTAAGCCGTCATATGATCAAATTGTATCGTTACTGGCAAAAAAACTTAGTAACTCCCACAGTAAATCAGATGCTGAAATAGACACTCTTACAGATCTCATAGGTCATGATCAACCCGATTTAACATTAGTTGTTTCTATTCTAGTTAGTACGGGTTGGAATTTAAATGATGATATTTTTATTCCATCAGAGGTATGGGCAGCAAGAAATTCACCAACCACAAACCAATGAACCATATGCACGATGAAACTATTGTTGTTGGACATATTATTAAAAGTCGAGTCTTAGATAAAGATGGAGATACGCTTTCTTCTGATAATTTTGAAGATATGCCAGATGAATTCGATATAGAAGTTGCTGGTGTCCTATATAAAGCTTTACCAGGAAGAGAAGCATTGGTTAGCGACATTATATCTAGAGCAAATGATGGAGAGATGTTTGTTTCAATGGAAGCGTTTTTCCAAGATTTTGATTATGGTATTTTAGATGCATCAAATAATCTTATCAAAGTTGTTGCAAGAACAGAGGAAACTGCGTTTTTGACTAAGCATTTAAGATCTTTTGGTGGAACAGGAAAATTTAAAGACTTTAGAGTTGGTAGGGTTTTAAAATCTATTGTTTTTGGTGGGCAAGGATTCGTCTCAGATCCAGCTAATCCAGATTCTATTATAAAAACAATTGCATTTAATAAATCCAATGATATAAAATTAAGTGAAATTACGGAAGGGGGTGTCGTGAGCGTGGATAAAATTCAAGAACTAGAAAAAGAAAGAGATGACCTGAAGGCAAAAGCTGACTCATTGACAAAAGAAAATGAAGATGTTAAACAAGAGCTAGATTCAATCAAGAAACAAGATTTCGAGACGAAAGTTGGTGCTCTTAATGAAAAGATTGAAGAGCTAAATGATTCTATCGCAAAAATGCAGGAAGATGTTAAAACTGTTAAGAGCGAAAAAATCAAATTGCAAAAAGATCTTGACGACGCTGTTGTTCGTGCCGATAAGGTAGAAAAAGAATTTGATCATCTTAACAAGAAAATCAAAGCTGAAGAACGTTTTGTCAAATTATCTGAGGTTAAAGAGATAAAAGACAAAGAAGCTACATTGGCAGAATTGGCAGAAATGACAGATGATACATTCGAGACTGTTATGAAATATGCAGGATCAACTAAATCTGATGAAGTTAAAGACGAGAAAAAAGAGGAAGTTTCAACCGCTAAGTCCAAAACAAATGAAGTAGAAACAGAAACGGTTCAAGCTGCTTTAGATGAGGTTGTAGAAGAAAAAGAGGCTGATCTACAAGTTAGTTCAGAAACAAACAGTGATAGTAAAGTAACAGCAGGTCTAGCACATTTGCTGTGTAACCAAGAACAAGAAGAAAATTAAGGGAGGTGAATAAGAATGGCATTAAAACCTGATAGAGATTATAATTTAGTAACTGATATTACTCAGTTTTGGCAAGATCCACAAGCTACTGGCGTAGCTGCTGGTGGCGTAGCTGGTGTTGTAACGCAGGGTTCTGGTGTGGCAATGGCTGATACACAGAATGTTGTTGCTTATGTTGCTAACCCATCTGGCACCGTAGCCAAGGGTATACTGGTTCATCCAGTTAATCCACCTTTGAGTGCGACAAGAGATTTTATCAATTTTGAGAATCAAGAAACTCGTCCAGGAGATAAGGTTACTCTTATCAGAAAAGGATGGGTTGTAACAGACATGCTAGTTTCTGGCATTACACCATCTGCTGGTGACGCTGCTTATCTAGCAGGGACTGGACTTATGGGTACGACTCAAGCTACTGGCGCGCCACAGGTTGGTCGCTTTGAAGGATCAGTAGACGCAAATGGTTTCGCAAAGGTATACATGGACATCTAAAGGAGGTGAAATACGGTGAAACGAAGAAAAAACAAACCAACAGCAGAACAAATTGAACTGTTGAAAAAGACTGGATCTGGGAACAAGGAAGAGTCAAAACAAGCTATGGCTGAATTGGCTACTGCTTTGCAAATCCCGCTAAGATCGGCATTGCTTAATGGAGATATTACTTCAAACATTTATGACACGGAAGTTTTAACTGAGGGTGCGACCCCAGAATATCCTATTGACATCATAACTGGCGACAACGTTGACGATTATATTGCCTACACTATTCCAAGTGAAGGTGCTATTCCAACACGCGCTATTTCTGGAGACGTTATTACTCTTCAAACGTTCCCGATTGCTAACGCGATTGATTGGCAACTAAGATTTGCAAGAGAGGCTAGATGGCCAGTTATTGCTCGCGCAATGGAAGTAATGGAAGCTGGTTTTGTGAAAAAAATCAACACAGATGGTTGGTCTACAATTATCGGTGCAGGTACTGGTAGAACCGATTTCAGTGGCGGCGCTCCTATGGTATTTGATTCGGCTGCAACGGCGGGTCAATTTACAAAAAGACTTGTTAGCCTGATGAAAACATCTATGACAAGACTTTCTGGTGGAAATAGTGCTACGCAAAATCGCGGTCAGTTGACAGACCTATATATCAGTCCAGAAGCACTCGAAGATATTCGAGATTGGGATGCAACAGAGGTTGACGACTTGACAAGGAGAGATATTTTCCTGGCAAATGATAATACAGGTAATGGTACTACCACAGGCCCATTGGCCACTATTTTTGGTGTAACATTGCACTCTATCACAGAACTAGGAGAATCACAAGAATATCAAAATCTTTTTAATGCTTTAAGCGTGTCGATGGGTTCCGGAGATCTCGAAATAGTCATAGGACTAGATCTTCAGCAAAATGACTCATTTGTCATGCCTATTCGTCAAGAATTATCTGTCTTTGAAGACGATGCTTTGCATAGACGACAAAGAGCAGGTTTCTACGGATGGCAAGAGCATGGATTTGGAGTATTGGATGCTCGTCGCGTTCTTATGGGCAGCTTCTAATATCGTTTTAATAATTACTCTAAGTGGGGCTGGATTTATTTCCAGTCCCATTTTTTTGATTAAATGGATTGAATATGAGAAACAAAGTACCGGAATCTGAATACCAGGAAATTATCAAAAGACACGATTGTTCCGAAAGATCTGCCTCTATAGCAAAAACATATGGTGTTAGCAAGAATGCTATCAATAAGATCTTGATAAAATTAAATCTTGATCCGAATAAAGGGATAGAAGGAAATTGTAGTGATAGATCTGAAATGATCCCTGTTCACGATAGGATTAGACATTGCTCTCGGTCAAAACAGTGGAGAAACGATTGTATAGAAAGGGATGAATTTGCTTGTCAAATCACAGGAAGAGAAGGCAAGCTACAGGTACATCATTTAAGATCATTTTACGATATCTTTGAGGAATTTGCAGATGACTATGAGGGGCTAGACGATGACGTATTGTTTGATGTGGCCCAGGATTATGAGGATTTTTGGGATATAGATAATGGGATCACCCTTTTATTATCGACACACAGTGAATTTCATGCTAAATTTAATGATCCTAAAATAGCAATAGAGATGTATCAATTCAGAAATCTGGGATGGAGCACAGAAAAAATAGCTTCCCATCTAAATAAAGACATATTTATTGTCGAGCATGTTTTAACCCTCATTTCTTAAATGGTGTATAAATCTATGACTTATGAAAGATATTTTAACACCATTAACTGATAAAAGAATAATTTACCTATACGTTGAATCAAAGTATAGTTGTAGGGATATTGCAAAGATTGACAGTAGAAGTGAAAGTACAATTTATTTTATTCTTAAAAATAATAAGATTGTATTGAGAAACAAGTCAGAAGCAAATAAAATATTCTCAGATTCAATGTTAATATTTCTTTATAATCTTGGCTTGTCTTCTCCACAGATATCTCAAATATTAGGTATCCATTCAACAACTATTATCAAAAGATTTAAAAAAATTAATTTTTCATTACGAGTCAGAGGTAACGCAAGAGCTATTGGCTATACAAGACAAGAGTTTCAAAAATATTTTTATAATATAAAAAACATCATTCAGGAGATATCGTGGCAATAACTTTTTTTACTGACGCTTTACTTGGAAACGATAATGCTGGTGGATCTTCTGAGGGATCGCCAAAAGCTAGTGGAGTAGACGCAGTTGTTACATCTGCAAACCAAACAATTGATTTATCTGGAGATTCACCAGATCTAAGTGCGGCAGTATCGGGGGATACAATAAGGTTAAATGGATTCACGGATGGGGTAAGATCAACAGATATATTTGAAATTACATCCATTAACGATGGAGCAGATACGGTCGATGTTGTGCAAACACCGGGGAGTTCTATTAGCGGTGTAACTTGGGCAATTGGTGGTGCTTTTAAGACTATTCAAAGAGTTATGAATACTATTTTTGCTGGAGATAAAGGTTGGATAAAAGCTTCTGCCCCATATGAAGAAAATGTTAATCAAATAGTTCTTGGTACAGTTGCTAGTCCTATCATTATAGAGGGATATGCATCAATAACTGGTGATCAAGGAGTTGTCATTAATGACGGAACCTCTAATCCTGGCAATGGATGGCTCACCCCTAACAATAATATTTATTGTGTCTATAAGTATTTAAGAATGACCAACTTTACCCTTAGAGGTTGGAGGGGGGTTGGAACAGATTATGCTAAGTTTATAGAATGTCGCTTTGACAACAATGGAAATGATGGTATTTATTTAGGTTCTGTTTGCACGTTGTTGGGATGTTACGCTCACAATAACACCAACAGTGGTTTTGTGCTATCTTCTAATGACGCACATGTTCTTTCGTGTATTTCCGTTAACAATGGTCTTGATGGATTTCAAGTTAATAAAAAGATAGTTCTATATAATTGTTTATCTGTTTCCAATGGAAGGTATGGCGTTTATTCTACATTTAATGATCAACAGACATTTATGAATTGCACTATAGATGGAAACAATCAAACTACCGAGATTGGAATGTATTTTATAAATGAGACCAAAGGAAGAATTGTTTGCATTAATAACATTGTTGTTGGATGTGTTAGTGGAATGGTTGCAAATACAGATACAAAAGAAAATACTGTATCTATGAATAATTTGTTATTTAACAATACTGTAAATTATAGTAAAATTCAAACATTTTTTGGAGAAGTGTTAGCTAATCCATTATTTATAAATCCGAGTGGGTTAGATTATAGTTTAAGCAATGCTTCTCCCGCTCTTAATGCTGGATTCGATTTAGCTATGAATCCATGGATAGAAACTCTTGGTAGTCAAATTAATATCGGCGCTTTACAAAAAATTAGTGAATAGAGGAATTTATGGCTTTGATATTATTTACAGATGCATTATTTGGGAACGACAATAACAGTGGTTCTTCAGAGGGCAGTGCCGCTGTAAGTGGAACAAATGCACTTATAACTTCTGGAAATCAAACAATAGATTTATCTGGAGATTCTCCCAATTTAAGCTTGGTCGTATCTGGAGAAACAATTAGAATCGCTGGTCGTACAGATGGTGTTAATAATACAGATATTTTTGAAATTACATCATCTAACGATGGAACAGATACAGTTGATGTTGTACAAATTCCATCTAGCGGGGGTAGTAGTCTTACCTGGGCAATTGGCGGCGCTTTTAAGACTATTCAAAAACCAGTAGATGTAATGAGTGGTGGAGATTATTGTTGGATTAAAGCATCTTCAGAATATAACGAAGCGGTATCTAGCATAAGAGTCGGCACAGCTATAGCTCCTCTTGTTTTTGAAGGATATTCTACTAGTATTGGAGATAGCGGAGAAGCAGAGATAAACGGGAGTGGAACTTTACTAAACGGT